ATTCATGTACTCGTCTGCTCTATTTTCATGAAAAACAGTGTTGTCTATTGCTTGTTCATATCGCCACTTTGGCACAAACTTACCTTCTTGTACGTAGTTAGCACGCTTTATAAACTCGTTCTTGATTACATACTTCAGCATGTACTCGAGTCTATCGATTTCTATTGGTATTAGTTCGCAAGTACGTGTTTTAAATCTTAAGAACTTACCTGTTTTAACGTTCTTACCCTTTTTCTCACACCACTCTTGCTCTGCATAATACTCGTCTGATGGTATTCTTCTGTTACACTGCCAGTTACTATGACAATCAACACCTTGATTTCTTACGTAACCGCTTGCGAATGAAGCGTACTCGAGGTACTTACCTCTTGCATCTGATAGTATTGGTAATCGCCATACTATTGTGCCATTATTATTTTGCCTACTAGTTGTAACATCTTGTATACCAAGTAGTTGCATTTGCTCATATATTTTTTCGTATCTGCTATCGCCGTGATACTTGTAGTCGTTTTTAAATTTCATCTTTTTCATATTTTAATCTAGTGAGTCACTTTGACTCGTTGTTATACCTGCTTGTCTATCAAGCTTCATCATTTCCATCACTGCTTTCGCGTGAGTATTTCTTTCTTCTTTACGTTGATCTGCCTCGTGACACCACTGCAAAGCGTAGTCTAATGCTCGTTCAACACTTGGTTCGTACACTACAGTTCGAGCACCGTGGTGATCAGTTAGTGATACTTTGTAGAAGTTATCGTGCGAGTATTGCACGTTTATATTGTATTTATTGTGCGACATAAGTTAATCCTTTATAGTTAAACCATTCTGTTATTGCTTGCTTTTCACGTAGTGCTAACACTGGTTCTTTGTCGTGAAAGCCGAAGTTGTTTGGCAAGTCGCATACTTCGTATGGCAGATAAGTCGTGCCGTTGAGTATGATTGCTTTTTTTGAGTTACTGTGAGTTAATTTCATATTTAATTTTATTATATTATCTGTTAGTATTCGTATTTAGTTTGTATTTAGTCAATCTCGTCACAATTCTGACACTCGATTGAAGCGTAACTCGGACACTGATACGTGCCACCACACGAGTTTAAAACCATTACTATTGCTATTATTACAAACGCTATCCACCCTATGGCGCACACGTCTAGTAGTATTCTTGCTATTTTGTGCATAATTTTTCTTTTAATTCTTTTTTGATTAGTTTAATTAAGAACGGAGTCATTTTCATCGCTCTTTTTTCTTTCTCTAGTTTATACTGCTTCCAGTGTTCTATTGCTTCGTACATTGTTATTATTTATTACGTTTATATTATCTTACTCGCGTCGTATTTAGTTTGTAATTAGTTTATAATTATACTAAATTCAGGTGTATCTTTCATTAGTTTACGAGCGAACTCTAACGCTTCATCAAATGTTCTCCAACTACTACTGTAAGTTGAGTAACCATTACTATCATCTCTCACTTTCTTACATTCATAGTGATTCTCACCTAGTTTACTTACTTTTATTACTCTCACTGCTTTCTTTGGAGCAGGATGTGGTATATTAAACCACAAGTGTTTTAATTCTTCTCTAGTCATATTATTATATTTATTTGTAGTAGCTTGCGAATCGAACGCACCTCTGCACCATGACTACTGATACTATTCATATTTGATTATACGAGGGAATAGTGAACTAACTCGACTTTATTGTACTACTCGCAGATTTCTCTTGCTACGAGTGGTACGTTGTTAGAAGCAGTGTAACTTTTGTATTTTATAAAGCACGCCATATTTTCTAGTTTATCTTTCATTACTTCATATACTTTGTCGTGTGAGTACTTTGCTACTTTGCCATTTTTAAAGTTGACAGTGATTATTGCATTTTTACCTATTAGTGATTTTCTTATTACAAATCTTTTACTATTTATATTCATATTTATTTATTTATTATTAGTTATTTAGTTTCATTTATACTATCGAGAGTGTATCGTATTTACTTTGTAAAAGTAATATTATTATTTAATTATTAGTTTTAGTTAGTATATATTGCGCGAGTTGTCTCATTGTGTATTTCTTTTTACATTAATACTATCGAAACGTAATCGTATTAGCTTTGTATTTTTTGTAAATTAGTTTTCTAAAAAGATATGACAAAATGACATGTTAATGTGACATTGTGACAAAAAGTCGTTAATTCTGTTGTGAAACGAAAAATCGCGGAGTGGGGGTGGCAAATCTATTTTGACTTTTATAAAATAGTGCGCTAGTGGGGGGAGGGGGGCAACACGGTACCCCAAAATTTATAATATTTTTTTGTGGACATAAGCCTATTATAGTATACTAGTAATACCCTATTGTCCACTTTTAAATAATCAGTTTACTATGTAATCATATACTATATGAAATCATCACCTATAAAACTAAGTAAACAAAAATTATCACCTAAAGCTGTTGCAGATAAGAAAGCACGTGATTTAGCTATGGCTAAAACGCCTTATAGGAGAGCTGCAAAAGCAGAAAACCAAAGAAAGCACAGAGCAAACCCAGGTATGAAAGGAAAGGACTATGACCACAAGACATCGAGATTTAAATCGGTCAAAGCTAATAGGGGAAATGATGGTAAAGGAACTAAATTAGAAGGTAAAAAAAAATATACAGTACAATGAACAAAAACAGGAAGTTAAAAAGGACTGATAAAAAAATAAAAAAGAAGCAACTACAGCAAACAAAAGAAAAGCTATCTAAGCTTTCTACAAAAGAGCTAATGGACAAAAGAAAAGGAATAAATCCTAAAAGCGAGTCTAAAGCTGATTACATAAAAAGAAGAAAAGGTGAGATGAACAAGCCAAGTCCAGCTAAAGTTGTACCTATAATAGCAGCTATTGGAAAAGCGGCTCTTGCAGCTGGTAAAGTAGTTAAAGGCGTAGGCGCTGCGGTTAAAGGAGTTAAAGCAGCTGCTACAGCTAGTAAGATAGGTAAAGCAGTTCAAGCTGTAAAAGCAAGTAAAGCCATGAAGGTCGCGCAAGGAGTTAAAGGTTTTATAGACGAAACTGGTGGAACACCTCCAGCACAAGCTGGTGCTAAGTCTGGATCTTTACAAAAATTTGCATCGATGGATTTTAAATCATCACCTAATAAAATGGTTGTTAGACTAGACAATTTAGTAACTACAAAAAACGCGCCAAGAAAAAAGAATTTTGATTCTGCTTCTGCATTTAAGATGAAAGGATTTAGTGGTTTTGGAAATGAGCCATCTCCTGCAAAACTTGCTGTAGCTAAAGTTGCTGTAAAAGCTGGAATAAAAGCCGGTAAAGCTATTAAGAAAGCTTACCAAAATTACAAAGGAACTGCCGTTGATCCAAAACTAAAAGCTGCAACAGGCTATGCTAGAAAAGTAGATTTACAAAAAGCTAATGCAAGATTAAAAGCTAATAAGAATAGAAGATAAAAAATAGGGAAAGACCCTATACCTAAGTATTAACCAAAATAAAACCAATGACATACTTATATTACAAGTCTAGTACATATACTAGCAACCAAAAACCGAATGAAAAAACTATAGAAGAGTGGAAACATCTTTCAGATAAAAAAAACTGGAGGATAACTCAACTTGCTAATGGTTTTTACCAAACAGAGTGTAAACATGTAGAAAATGAAACATGGCACGACATGACTAGGCGAGAAACTATTGAAGGCGCTGAAGCTGCAATTGATGGTAGCATCGATCACTTCGCTAAGAAGTTAGAAGCAACTAAAGGACCTAAAGTAGTTAAAACATTCAAATAGTATAAATCAAATTAAATTTAATTAAATGGAATATAACCAACCCAGCGAACTCATCAAAGAGTTAAACTTTGGTGATGAAGCTAAAAGTAAAATAATTACGGGTGTAGATAAATTAGCGAAAGCAGTGAAGTCTACTCTAGGAGCATCTGGAAAGTGTGTAATATACGAAGATGCTAGAGGCAACCCGGTCATTACAAAAGACGGAGTAACAGTAGCCGAATCTGTTGTCTTATATGACCCGGTTGAAAACCTCGGCGCTACACTAATAAAAGAAGCCGCTAAAAATACAGTGAAAGAAGCAGGCGACGGTACCACAACGGCAACCGTCCTTGCTGAAGCACTGATTAAAGAAGTACAAAAAGAGCAATATACAGAGCTTTCTACTAGATTTATCAAGCAAGGTATAAATTCAGCACTAGAAAAAGTAAATATACACTTAACAGACACAGCTATAGATGTCGAAGGTAACATGTTAAAAGATGTTAGTAGTATAAGTTGTAACAATGATGCTGAGCTAGGTGCTATTATAGCTGAAGCTTATGAAAAAGTTGGTAAAGATGGTGTTGTATTTATGGAAACATCAGAAACTGACGAAACTCATGTTGATATAGTTGATGGTGTACAGTTTGATTGTGGTATAACATCACCACATTTTATTACAGACACTGAAAAACACGAGGCTATACTTGAAGAACCACTAGTTTTGATCGTAGGTAGTGAAATACCTAACATACGCAAGATACAACCTATACTAGAACACGTTATAAAGAACAAAAAAGAGCTACTTATTGTTGCGCAAGTTGATCAACAGCTAAAATCAGCGCTTATGATGAACAAAGTAAAGGGTAATATCAAGGTAAACATTGTAGATTTACCAGGTTTTGGTCCTACTAAGCAAGATACGATCCAAGATTTAGCATTTTTAACAGGAGCAACAGTAATAAATGAAGAATTAGGCGATGATATGGACTTGATTACTATTGATTGCCTTGGTAAAGCTGATAAAGCTGTTACAAACGCTAAAAATACTGTAATAACTACTATAGATCTTGATAACGACTTAACAGAACGTATAGAAAACGTTAAAAAAGCGATAAAAAAAGAAAAATCGCCGTTTATGAAGAAAAAAATCCAAGATAGACTGGCAATGCTATCAGGTAAGGTAGGTATGGTCAAAGTTGGTGCAGCATCTAAGGTAGAATTAAAAGAAAAGAAAGATAGAGTTGAAGACGCTATCTATGCTACTAAAGCTGCTTTGAAAGAAGGTATAGTGCCAGGTGGTGGTATAGCTCTGTTAAACGCAGCTCAAGAAATAAAGCCAAATGGTTGGGGTGAAGAAATACTACTTAACGCTATTAAAGCACCTTATCAAACCATATTAGATAATGCTGGTATAATTGAAGCTGTAGAACCTACTAAAGGTAAAGGAATAGACGTAACAAATGGAAATACATGCGATATGATTAAGCATGGTATTATAGATCCTGTGCTTGTTACTAAGTCAGCACTTAAAAATGCGGTAAGTGTTGTAACTACTATTATATCCGCTGATTGTATAATTTCAAACATGAGAGGCGATGCAAGCAGTAAATAACTATATAATAGTACAAAAGATAAAACAAGGACCAAAAACAGTTGGTGGACTTATATTAACCGAAGATGTAGATGCGGACAATAGGTATATAAAGGCTAACGTAATATCTGTTGGTAACCTTGTAGAGGGTATAAACAACAAAGATGTTGTATATTACGATAAACATGCTGGACACGGAGTTCAGTATAAAGATATATTATATCACGTTATCAGATCTGGTGATGTGGTACTAATAGATTAACCTAAACCTTAATCCTAAAACCAAACAAACCTGAAACATAAAACAATTAATTAATAAAAAAATAAAAAAATGAAAGGAGAAACTTACTTGTACGCAGTTAACGCTTTAGCTGGTGCAGATGATGGTGGTGTTTTTAAAGCTTCAAGTTTTATGTCTGCAGAAATAGCTAGCGCTAGTACTGTTGAATTAAGATTTAAAGCTGGAGATAACACTAGAAAAAATGGAGTTGTTACTTTAACGTTACCAGCTAACTTAGGTACAACTAATGAATTAAAATTTAAAGCTGTTTGTAAAGTTATTGCAGGAGTTTTAAATCAAGCAAAAGGTAGAATGTTAGTTTTAGCAGATGAAGTAAATAGTGTGTACGTTGCACCATTTGAAGGAACTGTTGCAATTGACGACGTTAACTAATAAAAAATAAAACAATGATAAAAAACTTATATTTTTCAATCGGTAGCACTCCATCGGATGCTGCTGACGACGCGTTAATGATTAATGCAGACTTATTTGTAGCTGGTGGTTTTGCAACTGCAACTACTTCTAAACTATTCTTTTTAGATAGAGCTAACACTGGTGCTGCTGAAACTATAATAACACTTACTCACGATGAGGGTAGAGGTATAGATGTCTTAGAGGACGTTTGTGAAGCTATGGCTGGTGAGCCAAAAGATGGTTTTATAGTTATAGCAGATCCTACAAACGGAGATTTTTGTTCTGAGTTCATAACAGACTGCGCATTAACTCAATTATAAACTATTAAAAAATTAAAACAATGAGAGATAAATATTTATACTTTGGGGTAAACGCTGCTGGAACACAAGCATTTAACGATGTAGATTGTAGTGGTGCCCAAACTTTTCAATTAACAACTGGTGGTTTTGTAAATCCAATACCAACTGGTGTAAACTTTTTAACAAACGGCGGTGCTAAAGTAACTGTAACTGCTCACGCTAACCATTCTTTTGGTAGTGCTTATACTAATACAGCTGCTGGTGTTGAGGTTGATATTACTAAAGCTTGTACGATACATGCTACAAATGGTACTATTACTGTAGCTACAGTAGCTTCTGATGCGGTAAATGGTTTTACAGGTGATGCATCAACAGCTGCTAATAACGACTTTGATGTAACTCAACTTAAGCCTTATGATGATGGTGATGGTTTTGTGTACAACTCTAAATACTTAAAAGGTATTGCTGTTGCAGGAGCAACAACCACAGATGTAACTTTTGAGGCTAAAACAGGTGATGCTGATTCAAAAGATGTACTAACAGTTACTCATGGACCTGCAAAGCATAAAGAGTTTGCTTTAGGTTTGACTGATATTATAGCTGATGACAACAAAGTTTCTGGCATGGTAGTAGTTGTAGATGATATGAGAGGCTTAGCGCTTCCACAAGATGCTGCTAGTATAGCTAGTGTAGCTGGAACATTCGATACATAATAGTTGAGATTAACCGCGCAAGATTTGCGTGAGATGAATATCCTTAAGTATTACAGGCTCACAAGAAAGTGGGCTTGTAAGACTTACGGGATTTTAGACGCAGACTTAGAATTATTATTTTATTTAGATTGTGAAAAAAGATTCACACGAAAAGATTTTATGGACGGTGTATATACATTTTCTTGGGACAAAGCTAGGTGGGACAGGCTTAGACAACAAGGGTGGATAGACGTTTGGAGACATAGAAATCGTACCACTATAAAGTATAGTGTGTATCAAACATCGTATAGATGTAAACAATTAATAAATAGAATATACCGTATATTATTAGGCGAAGAAGACATGCCTACATCAGAGCGTAGCATATTCTATAATAACAAATCATATACAGATAAAGTTTATAACAAAGCTATAGATGATATGATTAAAGACAAAAATAGATAATGCCAGGATCACCAACGCAAAACAAAATGTTTAATAAAACTGAAGGGTACGTTCAACAACGAAACCCTTTCCCTGTATCTAGTTGTGGACGTAGAAGAAACATGGGTTCACCATTGCAAAAAAGTAATGAACCTAGAAAAACAACTAAAGGTAAAGGTCGTAATTTTAGAACAGTAGAAGAAGGAGCAGGTATGACTGCAAAAGGTGTGGCATCTTATAAAGCTAAAAACCCAGGCAGTAAATTAAAAACTGCAGTTACTGGTAAAGTTAAACCTGGTAGTAAAGCAGCTAAACGTAGAAAGTCATTTTGTGCAAGATCAAAAGGTTGGACTGGAGAACGTGGTAAAGCCGCTAGACGTAGGTGGAAATGTTAATAAATAAATAAAAATGAAAAAAGAAAGTAGTTTTAAAATGAAAGGTTTTTCAGGGTTTGGAAACTCACCTATGAAAGCAAAAGCGTCTGCAGCTGAAAATTTATTAAAAGCTGTGCCTAATAAAAAAGCATATGAAAAATTATCTGATATAGATAAAAAAGGTTTTGATAAAGCAGCTAAAAAAGCTGGTTTACCAACAAAAAAATCTCCTGCTAAATTTGATCCTGCAAAACACGTAGTTAATTTTAGAGAAGGTGTAGCATATACACCAAAAGGAAAAGTTAAAGCTAATATTAATGTAGATAAAATTTCTAAAAAACCAGCTAACGCAGCTCAAAAATCATTTAGAAATTTTAAAAATGCAGCAAAACCTAGTCCAAGAGGTAAAATGGCAACAGGTAGAGTTGGTAGAAAAATTGCTGCAAAAATAGGTGGTAAACTTTTAGGACCTATTGGGGCGGCGATAACAGCTAGAGATGCTTACAAAAGCTACAAAGATATTAAAGGAGGTATGAAAATAGGCAAAGCACTTAAGAAAAACTTTTTAGGATTGTAAAATATAAAAAAACAAAAAATGGGATATAAAAGTCACGCACAAAGAAAAGCTGTTCATGCTAGTAAAGCTGACGGCGGTAAAGGTAATCCAAACAAGGCATCAGCTTTAAAAATGAAAACATCACCAGCTTTAGCTAAAATTAGTGCTAGTTGTAAAGCAGCTGCAAAAAGAAAGTTTAAAGTTTACCCATCAGCATACGCTAATATGTGGGCTTCTAAAACACAAAAGGCAGGTAAGTGTTAAAAGATTTTGACACAGGTCCGTTTAAAAAAATGAAGCCGCCGTCTAATAGTGGTTATACAACTCATACAGAGTTAAACGAACTTAAAAAAATACCTTTAAAAAAGTCTTTTGTAAAACAATTTGACAACATAGAGTCTGCTTTTGCTAAAACCGCTAAAGACAATAATGTACAAGATTATGATAAAAACGTTGCTGCTAAGTTAATAAAAGACTCTGCACCTGTAATCTTAGAATTAAAGAAGTATCATAACAGGCCAAGACCTAAAGAGTTAGATAAAAAACTACCTAACTATGAAATGGCTTCAATGAAGACACCTTCATATCCTTCTGGACATTCTGTTCAAGGCATATTAATAAGTAAAGTATTAGGTGATCAGCATCCTAAAGCAAAATCAGCTTTTGCTAAAACAGGTGAAAACATATCTTATAGTCGTAGAGTTGCCCGTGCTCACTATAAGTCAGACAGTAAGATGGGTGAAAAACTAGGTAACTCAATGTACAAACATATAAAAAATAAAAAGTAATGAAAAAAGCTCCTGCAAAAATGAAAAAGAAGTCAATGGCAAAGATGGCTAAAAAGTCACCTGCTAAAATGGCTAAAAAATCTCCAATGAAAAAACCTTTAATTGGCAAACAAGCTAACTTACCAAAAGAATTAAGAGATAAAATATTAGCTTCACCAGCAAAGATGTTAAAGCCAGCTGCAATGAAGATGATGAGACAGTCTCCATCTAAGCTAGTTAAAAAGTCTGCTGCTAAATTGAAGTACAAAAAATAAATGTACGACATAACGTCTAAATTTGCTAAAAACAGTCCACTACCTTGTTGGGTAGGATATGAACGAGTACCTGGCACCGCAAAAGGAGCTAAAGGTAGTTGTCGTAAATCTTCACCTACTAAGGCAAAACAAAAAGGTGGTGGTACTAAAAAAGTATGCTTACCTAAAGCTAAAATAGCTAGCATGAGTAGTTCTGAAAGATCTAAAGTAGTTAGAGCTAAAAGAGCTGCGGGTAAGGCTGGTAAATATAGACGTTCAAGTAAAAGTAATGTAACAGGTACTAGTAGTGGTGGTAGTTTAAAAACATGGGTTAAACAAGACTGGAGGCAAGTAGGTAATCCGTCTAAAAAATGTGGTGAGAAATAATGGGTTTTAGATTAGGTACAGCTAGAAAGCCAATAGCCAATGGTGGTGTTGTAGATAAGAAGCTAAGCTTTAAATCTAGCGATGCTTCAATACCAGGAACACCTGTTATTAGAAAAAACCTAGCAGAAGGTATATTAGGCGAGGCTAACATGGACGGCAGCATATACATTAGTAATACTGTACAGCCTGGTAGTCAAGAAGAAAGACAAGTATTGTTGCATGAAATGAGACATGCTACAGATATGAAACTAGGTAGATTAGCTTACAATGATGATGGTGTATATTATGATGGGGTAACATACCCAAGAGAAACTATTAACGGTAAAGATATGATTAAAGTTGATGGTAAGTGGAAAGAGGCTGGTGATGATTTTCCTTGGGAAAAAACAGCAAATATATGATATTAACAACTATAGACGGTATGCCTTTGTTTTCAACTATACAAGAAGCTTTAGCTTGGGCCGCATCTAATGGTTTATCAGGTTATCACATGCATCAATACCAAGGCCAGACTGGGTACATGGGTGGGGCAACACACGGTGGAATAATTAGTACAACTAACACTACTACAAGTACTACAACGCTTAGTAGCGGTGGATATTAAAAAAACAATATGATAAAAAAATTAATTTCAGCAGGTGCAGGCGAACTAATAAAAAATGTTGGTGGAGTTCTAGATAACTTAACTACATCAAAAGAAGAAAAGCTTGAAGCACAAAGAAAAATAAAAGACATGGTAATGGGTTACGAAGCTGAAATGCAAAAGCAAGTAACAGAAAGGTGGAAAATGGACATGAACTCAGATTCATGGCTAAGTAAAAACATAAGACCATTAGTCTTAGTATTTTTAGTTGTAGCAACAGTATTATTGATATTTATTGATGCTGGTGTTATAAGTTTTAAAGTACAAGATAAATGGACAGACTTATTACAATTAGTATTAATAACAGTGATCGGTGCTTATTTTGGCGGTAGATCACTAGAAAAAGTAAAAAAATAAATGGCAAATTCAACAGAAGTAAGCTATGGTTTTGGACAAATGGGTTCAATACTTATAACAGGAACAACAAACGCTGTAACAATTATAGGTGGACGTGATTCAGACGCAACACCTGCAAGTAACGTCAATAGAACAGAAAAAGTTTTTGTAGCAATACAATTCTTAGAAGACACTGTATTTGACGGCTCTGGTTTAAAATCAGAAGACAATACTCAATATATAAACTCTGAAGTGGCTCAGACTGGTATAGATGCTAACGGTGGAGCTGTAACAGATAGTGTTACTTTTCCAAAAGGTATGACTATATATGGTAGATGGACAGAAATATTGCTTGACTCTGGTAAGTGTATCGCATACATAGGGTACTAAAATGCTAGGTTTAGGATTAGGTATACCACATGGGGGTTTTGTATATGATAATGGTTTATTGGCAGTCGCGCCTACTGGTTTAAATTTATGGCTCAAAAATAACACTGAAGTAACAACTGCAAAATGGGAAGATTCATCTGGTAATAATAATCATATACTGCAAACTAATGATGGTAATAGAGCTGCGTTATCTGGTGCAGACGCTAACGGTAACGTGCATACAGGTGGTTTAGATTTTGAGTCTAGCGAAAGTGATCACTATGATTTAGACACAAATGGAGTAGCTTCAGGTACAATAAGCGTTGCTGCAAATAGTGGTTTTTGCATAGCTGTGGTTGTATCAAGAGAAAGTGAGGCAATTTGCACAATAGCTTCTGGTTCAAATGGAGCATTTCAATTTGGAAAAACTAGTCCTCCACACGCATCAAACTCAGGAGTGTTTACTTTTACAGGAGAACTTCCATCAACAACAACAAGTGAGTTTCATTTTGACACAGGAACTTTTGGTTATCCTGCACCATACTTGATCTTGTTAAATAGAACCGCTGGTAGTTCTGGTAAATTTACTTTTATGAAAAACGGTAGTACATTGACGCCAGACGTAGATAATTCTGTTAATGTTGGAACTGGTGGTAATACAAAAGGTTTTAATATTAATGTAATAGGCGCCAATGAAGGTGTTTCTGATTTCTTTGATGGTATGATATTAGAACTAGCGGTTTGGAATAGATCGTTAACGGCAACAGAAATAGCTGGCGTGAACAGCTACTTAACAGGAATTCACGGATTATAAATTAAATTAACTTAAATTAAATAAAAATGGCAAAAGAAAAAGTAGTGGACTTAAAACCACAAAACATAACTACAGAAGAACTAGAAGGTTTACAAAACTTAGTTAACTCTATGAATAGAGCTCAAATGGAAATTGGTTCTATTGAGAGTAGAAAGCATAACTTGTTGCATCAAGTAACTGGTTTACAAACTCAAATGGCTACAATGCAAAAAACATTTGAAGACGTATACGGTAAAGTAGATATTAATATTCAAGATGGTACTATCACGTACCCAGAAGATGTCGAAGCTGATAAGAAAAATTAGTATCGGTAAAGATTATAAGAATGACGCCATGCACTATGCCGTTGGGCAAGAAGTGTATGGTGGTCATACTATATGTGACATCTTAGAAGAAGACGATAAGTACAGCGTGTATATTAGAAAAGGTAAAGATGTTTTACCTTGGAAAGACTTTAATAAAAATATGGCTGTATCTGTAGAATATAACTTACAGTATTAATGAAGTCGGTTTACAACTTTGTTGTAACACCAGTAAAATCAAGATACAACAATACAAAAGATATAGACGGTAAAGAACTGATAGTTAATACAGAGATATTCAACCACCAATATGTTAGTAGAGAAGCTATAGTAAAAGCAATACCTACAATTGGTAATACAGATATAAAAGTTGGTGATAAAGTTATAGTACACCACAACGTGTTTAGAAGATGGCACAACCAGCATGGTATAGAAAAGAATAGTAGAAGTTATATTGATGAGCAAACATATTTAGTACAACCAGATCAAATATTCTTATACAAAAATACCGAATGGCAAGCGCAAAAAGGATATTGTTTTGTAGCGCCAGTAAAATCTACAGATAAATTAAGTGTAGATAAAGAAAAGCCTTTAGTTGGTGTTGTCAAGCATACCGACGGCACAGTTAACAAAGGTGATTTAATAGGTTTTAGGCCAAACTCAGAATATGAGTTTATTATAGACGGTCAAAAACTATATAGAGTATTATCAAATTTTATTACAATCAAATATGAATATCAAGGAAACGAAGAAGAATATAATCCAAGCTGGGCATAAAGCAGTTGAAGAGCTGATTAAAGTTGCTAAAGAAGCTATTGTAGATTCTGACGATGATATATCAGCTGACAGGTTAAAAAATGCTGCAGCAACAAAGAAACTAGCTATATTTGATGCGTTTGAAATATTGAATAGAATACAAGAAGAAGAGAACATACTTGAAGGTAAAGAAAACAAAACCGAAGTTAAAGTGTTTAAAGGTTTTGCAGAAGGTAGATCTAAGTAATGTACGAACAGAATTTACTACAAATAGTAGAACCTATAAAAAAAACTACTATAAGCAGACTTAATAAAGGTAAGAAGTGGAAGTATGGTTATAACAAAGAACACGATCTTGTAGTTATATCTAAGACTGGTGAGATAGGTGAGATATACGAAATACAAAACTTTCAGATAGCACTACCGAAAGAGCGTGGTGTGTATAGCAACAAAGAAAAAAAGTGGAAACAGTTTGAATACCCGAAAGAGTTAGGTAGACTTAAAAACATATTTGACTGGAGAGCATATCCTGAAGAAAAGAAAGCTGATTGGTTTGATTACATAGATGAAGAGTTTAAACGTAGAGAACAAGGTTTTTGGTTCAACAACAACGGTAAGGCTACATACATAACAGGTACACACTATATGTACTTGCAGTGGAGTAAGATTGACGTAGGTGCACCAGACTTCAGAGAAGCTAATAGATTGTTCTATATATTCTGGGAAGCTTGCAAAGCAGATAAAAGATGTTATGGTATGTGCTACCTTAAAAACAGACGATCTGGTTTTTCTTTCATGTCATCAGCCGAAACAGTTAACCAAGCTACAATATCAAGCGATGCAAGGTTTGGTATATTATCTAAAACAGGAGCTGATGCTAAGAAAATGTTTACTGACAAAGTTGTACCTATATCGATTAATTATCCTTTCTTTTTTAGTCCTATTCAAGACG